TACTATAGTATAGATTAGTTTAATTTAGTTTGTTGTTTTGTTACTAACTAAAGACTATAAACAAAGTACAACCTAACGAGGTCTAAGGTATACTAAAGTATACTTAGGTAACCTAAGGAGAGATTTTTTGTCTACAAATAAAAAAGACGATTTGCCCACTAAGAAGCGCAGAGGTCGTCCACCCAAGTCTGAGATTGTCTCACGCAAGCGGGGAACCGTTGGCACTAGGGGTCGCCCAAAGGGTGATGCTGCTATAATCAACGAATACAAGACACGGATGCTAACGTCCCCTAAGTCTAAGAGGGTCTTGGAGTCTATCTTTGATGCTGCTTTAGATGATGACCATAAGAACCAAGCAGCCGCATGGAAGCTAGTAATGGATAGGGTCTTACCTGCCAGTTACTTTGAAAAGGATAAGGCAGGAGGAAGTAAAGGTGGAATCAACATCTCGATTACCGGAGTGGGCGGTGAGACTACTGTCATATCCGAGAATACAGACCAAGAGTCAGATATCATTGACGGAGAGTACACCGATGTATAACCCTAAGTACTTTGCCCTAAGTGAGTTTAACTGTCAAGAAACAAATCAAAACGAAATGTGTCCAGAGTTCCTAGAGCGTTTGGATGCCCTGCGAGAAGCCTGTGGTTTTCCCTTTGTGATTACTAGTGGCTACCGTAGCCCTAATCACACAATAGAACGACGTAAGGAGAAAGCAGGAACTCATGCCCAAGGTATTGCAGCGGACATCAGAGCTATTAGCGGAACAGAGAAGTACGAGATTGTTAAACAGGCGCTCCTGCTTGGGTTTGGCGGCATTGGAGTGGCTGGTTCATTTATCCATGTGGACGACCGGAGCAATGCTAATCCTAACTCTAAACCAGTAATGTGGACTTACTAGTATGGGTACTATTAAGTATATCCACGTCAACCAACACAAGATTAAAGCCAACCTAAAGCACGGTACTAACGAACCTGTAATAACTGTTAAGGAAGGTAAGAAGAACACCTACGGACACTCCGTTAAGATACACGGGGAGTCCGAAGTCATATATGGAGGTAGTGATAAACCTATCCTGTCATGTGGCGCTAGAGTTGTAATTAAAACTAAAGCGGAGGTGACGATTGACTGACTTAAAGGTAGAGCTTCTACCGTGGCAACAGGAAGTGTTTGAGGATAGCTCACGCTTCAAGGTTATCGCGGCAGGACGACGAACAGGTAAGTCACGCCTAGCGGCTTGGAAGTTAATCATTGAGGGTCTACAGTGTAAGAGAGGTCATGTCTTTTATGTCGCACCCACACAGGGTCAGGCTAGGGACATTATGTGGCAGACATTGCTAGAGGTGGGTCATCCTGTCATAGCGTCAAGCCATATCAACAACCTACAAATAAAGCTAGTCAACGGTGCAACCATCGCCCTCAAGGGTGCTGACAGACCAGAGACTATGCGTGGTGTCTCCCTTAGCTTCCTCTGTATGGATGAGTACGCCGATATGAAGCCGGAGGTCTGGGAGCAAATCCTAAGACCTGCCCTAGCTGACCAGAAGGGTGATGCCATGTTTATTGGTACACCCATGGGACGTAACCACTTCTACGACCTCTTCCAGTACGCTAACTTGTCTAAGGACGAACAGTGGAAGGGTTGGCACTTTACATCATACGATAACCCCTTGTTGGATGAGGAAGAGATTAATGCGGCTAAGAAGTCCATGTCTGCCTTCTCCTTCCGACAGGAGTTCATGGCATCCTTTGAGGCAGCCGGTGGTGAACTCTTTAAGGAAGAACATGTACAGTTCTCCGAAGAGGAACCGGACGGAGGTCAATTTTATATAGCAGTGGATTTGGCAGGCTTTGCGGACGTTCAGACAGCAACAACTAAAACTAACCGACTTGACCAAACGTCAATTGCGGTGGTTAAAGCGGGTACGGAAGGATGGTGGGTCGCTGACATCATCCATGGTCGTTGGGGAGTTGAGAAGACAGCACGTAAAATCTTTGAAGCAGTCCGAGACTACCGACCAGTAGCTGTAGGTATTGAGAAAGGTGCATTGAAGAATGCTGTCTATCCTTACCTTAATGACATTATGAAATCAAATCAACGCTTCTTTAGGGTTGAGGAACTGACACACGGTAACAAACGTAAGATTGACCGTATTGTCTGGGCGCTCCAAGGGCGTTTTGAACACGGTAAGATAACACTTAACAAGGGAGAATGGAATGCTACGTTCCTAGATGAGCTATTTCAGTTCCCTAATAAACTAGTACACGACGATTTAATTGATTCGTTGGCTTACATTGACCAATTGGCTCAGGTAGCTTACGGGATTGACTACGAGGAAGAAGAATATGAACTTACTGACTATTACGCAGGGTATTAACTATGTATGATGATAACGAAGGCTTCGTCTTTGAGTCACTTGAAGGTTGGGTAGGCAACAAATGTGACGACTGGCGTGATAACTTTGAGTCTAATTACTCAGAGAAGTTCGATGAATACTACCGTTTATGGCGTGGACATTGGGCAGAGGAAGATAAGACTCGTCAATCAGAGCGTTCCAAGATTATTTCCCCTGCCCTACAGCAGGCTGTTGAGTCATCTGTGGCTGAACTAGAGGAAGCTACCTTTGGTCGTGGCAAATGGTTCGACATTAAGGACGACCAAGCCGACCAAGATAACGCTGACATCCAAATATTGCGTAATAACCTAGATTCTGACTTTAAACGTAACAAAATACGTAAGAATGTAGCTGAGTGTCTTATCAATGCCGCTGTATTTGGCACTGGTATTGCTGAAATAGAACTAACTACCGAAAAAGAAATGAAACCGGCCACGCAACCGGTCATGGGCGGTGAGTTACAAGCAGTTGGTGTCACAATTACAGACAAAACTTGCGTTAAGCTCAACCCTGTAATGCCTCAGAACTTTCTTATCGACCCTGTAGCGACTACCGTTGAGAATGCGCTAGGTGTTGCTGTGGATGAGTTTGTATCTCGTCATACTGTAGAACAATTACAGGAAGAAGGTGTATATCGTGAGGCTGAGATTGGCACATCTACTACCGATTGGGACATCGAGCCTGATAAAGACCTAGCTACTGCTTATGACGATGATAAAGTACGTCTAACTAAGTACTACGGTCTTGTTCCTCGTTATTTGCTTACTGAAGCACAGGCTGACCCTGATGCCGAAGAAGAAGTAGTAGAGCTTGTTGATAGTGGAGAAGAAGACAACAGCTACTACGTAGAGGCTATTGTTGTTATTGCTGATGGCGGTACACTGCTAAAGGCTGAGAAGAACCCTTACATGATGGGTGACCGTCCAATCATCGCATTCCCTTGGGATGTCGTTCCTAGCCGCTTTTGGGGTCGAGGAGTGTGTGAGAAAGGGTATAACTCTCAGAAGGCGTTAGACGCAGAACTACGCGCTCGTATTGATGCTCTAGCACTGACTGTACATCCTATGCTTGCGATGGATGCTTCTCGTATGCCCAGAGGTTCTAAGCCAGAGATTCGTGCAGGTAAGGTTATTCTTACTAATGGTAACCCTGCGGAAGTACTACAGCCATTTAACTTTGGTCAGGTCAATCAGATTACCTTTGCTCAGGCACAGGCTCTACAGACGATGGTACAGACCGCTACAGGCGCTATTGACTCAGCAGGTATCGCAGGTAGCGTTAATGGTGAAAGCACAGCCGCAGGCATCTCTATGAGCCTTGGTGCTATTATTAAGCGTCATAAGCGTACATTGATTAACTTCCAAGAGTCGTTTATCATTCCGCTAGTGACTAAAGCTGCACACCGTTACATGCAGTTTGAGCCTGAAACATACCCAGTAGCTGACTACAAGTTTGACGTGTCTAGCTCTCTAGGTATCATTGCTCGTGAGTATGAAGTCACACAGCTTGTTCAATTACTACAGACTATGTCGCCAGAGACTCCAATGTACCCTGAGTTGGTTAAGTCAATCGTTGACAACATGAACCTGTCTAACCGTGAAGAGCTTATTGCTAAACTTGACCAAGCTAATACTCCTAACCCTGAACAACAACAAGCAGCACAGCAGGCTCAACAGGCACAGCAACAAGCTGCGTTGGAGTTCCAGAACGCACAAACTACTGCCCTACAAGGACAGGCACAAGAGTCTCAAGCACGTGCTTCTAAGTACGCTGCTGAAGCTGAGGCTGTACCACAGGAGCTTGAGATTGACCGTATTAAGGCAGTTACTGCTAACTTGAGTGCAGGGGACGTAGACGACAAAGAGTTTGAGAAACGATTACGTATCTCTGACCGAATGCTGAAAGAACGTGAAATAGTTATTAAAGAAAAAGCAGCGGATATAAACGTAGCTCAACCACAAGCACAGCCAGAACCAAGGGCTATGCCTGAACCACCAATGATGCAACCTAATATGGGACAATTGCCACAATGATTACACAACACCAGTTTAACAACGTACTAAAAGAACTTAACGCTTCCTTTGCGACCTTAGCTGAAAGGATTGAGAAACTAGAGAAAGAGATTAAGGTTTTAAAATCAAAAGAGGAGACTGTCGGTGGCAAAACCACGAAAGGGAAAAGCAAAGGTTAAGGTCACTTCCTCCGGTAAGAAAGTCTCCTATGGACAGGCAGGCAAAGCTAAGGACGGAGGTTCCCGTGTAAGAGCGGGGACTTCCAAAGGCGACAGCTACTGTGCTAGAAGTCTAGGCATTAAGAAAGGCTTATCTAAGAAGAAACAAAACGACCCTAACACACCTAACAACTTATCACGTAAGCGTTGGAAATGTTCTGGCGCTAAGTCTAAGAGGAAATAGTTATGATGAAGAAAGGCGGATGTAAAAAGAAAGCAAAGTCTTGTCCTGCTAAACCTAAGCGTGGCGGACGTGCAGCTAAGAACAAAAAAAACAAGATGACAGTAGGTAGCTACAAATAAGTAAAATAGTTCTTGACTTTTGCTTCAATATATGTTATAATAATACTATAGTATGCTTAAGTATACTTTAACTTGTACTTTAACTTATAACAAACTGTCCTTTAAGGAGAAACAGTTAATGATTGAAACAGATAAAGAATTAGAAAAATACTACGAAGATATGCTTTCGATGTTCCGTACAGATGGTTGGACTACTTTAAAGGAAGACCTAGAGACGAACGCTAAGGGTATTGATTCAGTAGAGGCATCGAAGAATGTTGAAGACCTTTTCTTCCGGAAAGGACAACTTTACGTCATCGCTTCGTTGTTAAACCTAGAAGAGCAAGTCCGTACAGCTTATGACAACCTTGGTTCTGAAGAAGATGCCACTGTTTGATTTTAAATGTGAAGCAGGACATACTAGCGAACGATTCGTAAGTAGCGACACTAGAGAAGTAGACTGCAATGAATGTGGTCTACCGGCAGTAAAACAGCTAAACTCTTTCGGAACTAGAACTGAGAAACATCACGGTGTCAATACCGATGCTTGGGTAAAGAAACGAGAGCAGAAGCTGAAACAAGAACGTAAGGCAAATTCATAATGGTGTATGAACCCTTACATAATATAAACCTCCATAATACTAAAAGGTACGGAGTTTAATAATGGCAGCAACTATTATAGATGACGAGCGTCTCGACGACGACAACACAGAACACGACAATATCAATGACCTTCAAGAGGAAGCTCCGCAAGAGACAACTCCACCTGAAGATGATATACCCGATAAGTACAAAGGAAAGTCAACCGCTGAGATTGTACGGATGCACCAAGAAGCTGAAAAGCTCTTAGGAAAGCAAAGCGGAGAAGTAGGGGAGTTACGTTCAGTAGTTGATAGTTATATTCAGACACAACTCGACTCGACCACACCAGTACAAGAAACACCGACTGAAGCCGAAGATATTGATTTCTTCTCTGACCCCGACAAGGCCGTCGAAAGAGCTATTGCTAATCATCCTTCAATTAAGAAGGCAGAGGCAGCTAATCTAAACAATGTACGCACTACTGCACTTACGCAACTGAAATCACGTCATCCTGACATGGAACAGATTGTACAAGACGGTAAGTTTGTTGAATGGATTAAAGCCTCTAAGATTCGTACACAACTCTTTGCTCAAGCAGACCGACAGTATGACTATGAAGCCGCAGACGAACTCTTTACTAATTGGAAAGACCGTCAAGGTGTTGTAGCTCAGACTGTAGCTGCTGAGAAGGACACCAGAAAAGCCGCTGTTAAGACTGCTTCCACAGGTAGTACCAAAGGAAACGGTGAGCAGCGAGCGAAGAAAGTATATCGACGCTCAGACATTATTAAGCTAATGAAAACCGACCCTGACAGGTATATGTCTTTGTCTGATGAAATCACACAAGCGTATGCCGAGAACAGGGTTAGGTAAAAACCTAAACTTTTTTTTATTATAAGGAATATTATTATGGGTGCAGGCACATATCCACTAAATACCGCAATTGTAGACAACACCTCAGCAAAAGGCGGCGCAGTATCAGGTCAAAACGCATCTTCGTTCATCCCTACTCTATGGAGTGACGAGATTCGAGCGTCCTATGAAAAGAGCCTAGTTATTGCTCCTAAAGTTAAGAAACTAAGCATGACTGGCAAGAAAGGCGACGCAATTGTTATCCCTGCTCCTATCCGTGGCAACGCCTCGGTTAAAGCAGAAAACGTAGCTGTCACCATTCAGAACAACTTGGAAGAGAACGTACAAGTAGCAATCGACAAGCACTACGAGTACTCACGTTTTATCGAAGATATTACTGAGACTCAGGCTTTGTCTTCTCTACGTAAGTTCTACACCGATGACGCAGGTTACGCACTAGCCAAGCAAATCGACACTGACCTTATGGATTTAGGTAAGACTCTAGGTGACGGCGACGGCACTTCTTGGGGAAACAGTGCTATTTTCAAAGTAACTGACGCCGGTGGTGTGGAATTATACTCGAACGGACAAACCGGCAGTGTTGTCAATGATTTCACTGACGCGGCTTTCCGTGCTTTGATTCAGAAGATGGATGACGCTGACGTTCCTATGGACGACCGTTGTTTCGTAATCCCACCTTCAGTACGTAACTCTATCATGGGTCTTGACCGTTACGTTTCTAGCGACTTCAGCAACACAGGAACTCGTGAGAACGGTCTTATCGGTAACATCTACGGTATTGACGTAATGGTTTCTACTAACGTAGCTACTCCAACGTCAGGCGTTCGTGCCGCTCAGCTTATCCACAAGGACACTTACGTTCTTGCGGAACAGCAGGGTATTCGTTCACAGACTCAGTACAAGCAGGAGTTCTTAAGCACTCTGTACACTGCTGATACTCTGTACGGTGTTAAGACTCTCCGTCCAGACGCAGGCTTTGGACTTGTAGTTCCGGGCTAAGTAACAAACTGGGGGCATCCATAAGGGTGCCTCCTTTTACTTTCGGGCTATCACGCCTTCTTATCTTTACATAGGAAAATATTATGTCTACTTTGACAATTGATTCAAATGCAAAACCAATTCAAGTTCTTCGTCCTACTACTGTTTCTAAAGTATCCACTTCAGGCACTGCCGCCTCCGCTACTGCTATTGCTGACGGTATTCGTGTAGCTCGCATCGTAAGCGACTCTGACTGCTTCTATAGCGTCACAGGCACAGCCACTACTTCTTCTTCATATCTTCCTGCAAACGCTATTGAGTATATTCATGTGTTCACAGGGGATACTGTTTCTGTTATCCTAGCTTCCGGTACTGGTTCCGCCTACATAACCTCAATGGTGTAAGCCATGTATGGTTTAGGTGTAAACAGACTAGGTGTAACGAATACATCAGGATTTGTACCTTCGACCCTTTTTGCTTCCGGTGAAGAGGGCGCTTGGTATGACCCTTCCGATTTTTCATCCATGTTTCAAAACAGTGATGGCACTGGCGCTCCTGCGGTCAACGGCCCTATAGGTTACATCGCAGACAAGTCAGGCAACGGCAATCATGCTATTCAAGCTACCTCTGCTAAACGACCAACGCTACGACAAGCAGGCTCTTTGTATTACCTAGAGTTCTTTGGCGCACAAGGTCTAGCTACAAGTGCTATTGACTTTACAGGCACTAATGAAATGACTGTAGTTTCAGGCGCACATAAAGACATTGACGCCACTGTAGTTGTTGCTGAGTTATCTCCTCACGTTGGGCAAAACGATGGAGCATTTAGATTAGCCTCTGTTGTTACTGACGCTTGGCGCTATACTTCTAAAGGAACCATTACTATTAACAGCAGCACTCCTGCTGACTATGCACCTCCTTCAACTAATGTCTTAACAGGTATTACTGATATTGATGGTGATGTTAATAAGATTAGAGTTGACGGTGTAGAGAAGGCTTCTTCCACTTCCGACCAAGGCAATGGGCCATTAGGTAACTGGACGCTGAATGTAGGCGCTCGTAACAACGCTACCTCATTGTTCCTAGACGGTAGAATATACGGCCTTGTTGTTCGCGGTGCTGAGTCTAGCGCAGCAGAGATTGCTTCTACTGAGGCGTACATGGCCGCTAAGACAGGAGTCACCCTATGAATCAGTATGCAACCATAATCGTAACAGACGCTAACAAAACTGCTGCACAAGAGTTACTAGGTGAAACTTTCTTTGATATTCCTTTAAAGAAAACACTAAGCAAGTACTGGGTTAGCTCAGGCTACTTCCTAGTTGAAGAGTATGATGCAATAGTAGACAGCGGTTTAGCTTTTAACATTAATACTGAAGACAGTTATTTTGATTGTTTATCAGAACTTAACATGACTAGAATTATCAAGGACGAGGACTAACCCATGGTAGAGGAGACTAAAGAAGCATTGGACGTTGTAGCTGTTTCAACAGGTATACTTTCATTAGCGGCATGGCTACCGCCTATCGCGTCGATATTTACAATCATCTGGATGGGCTTGCGTATATGGGAGTCCAACACAGTTATGGAACTCAGGGGTAGAAAGTAATGTCAATTCTCATGTCGTTAATACAACCAGTAACAAAGCTGTTAGACAAGGTAATCCCCGATGCCGATGCAAAGCAACGTATAGCGCATGAGATTGCCGTTTTAGCAGAGAAACAAGCACACGAACTAGCTAAGTCACAAATAGAGGTAAACAAAGCTGAGGCAGCACATAAGAACTTATTTGTCGCAGGTTGGCGTCCGGCTGTTGGTTGGACTTGCTGTCTTGCAATGGCGAGTAACTTCTTGGTTATACCGATGGCAAACTTTGCGTTGGCTCTTGCCAGTTCTACAATCGTCATTCCCCTTATAGACCTGTCTACTATGTTACCTGTACTTATGGGTATGCTTGGTTTAGGTGCAATGCGTACTGTTGAAAAGACTAAAGGAGTTAAGTAATG